ATGATTGGCCTGTCCACTGGTGCACGTTGGTCTGAGGCCGAAAGGTCAGGCCCTGCCTCGGTAAGAAACGGCGTGATTACCTTCAGCGGTACCAAAATCGGGAAGGTCAGGTCTGTCCCGATCTCTGCCGACCTGCAAACACTGCTGCTTAAGCACTGGCGTCAGCACGGTCCCTTTACCCCGGCCGTTACCTCATTCCGGCGAGCACTGGCTAGAACTACGATTGAGCTACCGAAAGGGCAGGCCGCACATGTTCTACGGCATACCTTCGCCAGTCACTTTATGCTGAAGGGCGGCAGCATCCTGACGCTACACGAAATTCTTGGTCACTCCTGCTTGGCTGTGACCATGCGCTATGCCCATCTTGCTCCGGATCACCTGCGTGATGCTGTCATGCTTGGTCCGTCTGTTCTAAAACCTAAACATTGAGGCTGCACGGTTTCTTCCGCTTGAGGTTAGAGCTAGGCGGCAGGCTGTACCACTTTCCTTGGGCTAGCCGCTTTTGTACAAGCTGCTGATAGGTCTCGGGAGAGGGGGCTTTTTTGCTTTTGTGCCTGAGTTGGTTGCATCGCTTGCAAGCAGCAGCGATGTTGTTCGCAGCGTTTTTGCCGCCTTCGCTCCGGGCCTTAAGGTGCTCAGCTGTACATTGGAACTGTTGGGCTTGGGCCAGGGAGATCCGGTGCTTTGCTGCGAAAGCTTCTGCGGAATCCTGCCACATGAGGAAGCCACAGTAGCAGCAGTGGCCATTCTGGTGTTGGAAAGCTGACTTGCGATGTTTTGATACTTTTGACGTGCTCACGGCCGCCTCCTTTGTTTAGTCAAGAGGGGTCCGCTAGTCGAAAGAGTGAACATCGCGGTGCCAGCTCTGTTCAGAGACTGGCCAAACACTGACCTAATATCAGTCAGCGATCTAAAGGTATCTGGATAAATAAGCTGGCGCAAGCTCGAAGCTCTGCCAAGACTGCTGTGACACTTTTGGGGCACTCGCATGTGCCAGAAAGCAAAAAGCCCCAAAAATCACTAGGATTATCAGGGCTTTAGGTCTTGCTAATTTGGTGGGCCGGGGGGATTTGAACCCGTTTTGGCATTCTTTCATTGTCGCGCTATTTCTCGCTTTGTCTTTAAAATCAGCAGGGTGGCCAAAACCTGTTTTGCATCGTTTTGCAGTGATTCGCTATTTTTTCGACACTTTTGTGGCATTCACGGTTTTCGGGTTTACTGGTTTGAGTCGGAAATCGATGTGTATTCAAATCTCAGGTAACTTTACTCTCCTGCTTGGCTCTCGGTGCTATTTTTCTTCCGCAGAATGGATTTTCCCTCATTGCAAATCGCCGAAAAAGTCTTGTCTTCATCCGTTCTGCTTTTCATTACGCTGGTAAGTCTGTCGAGCGCATACTCTGAGTCGGGATTTATTTCTAATCCTTTCCTTAGCCAATATTCTGCCTCTGAATAGAAGCCCTTGTTCCTAAATAAATTTCCAACGTTGTGTAATAGCCAAGCTTCTTTTTTATTTGACAGATCGATGGCTTTCTTTAAGGATGACATGGCCTTTTCATATAGATTAAGATTGAGGCATGTGTTGCTCATGTATCCTAGGTACAGCACCTCTTTTGGGTAATTTTTGCAAAGTTTGTCTAGTAGGTATATCGCCTCTTTGTGAGAGTTGTTCTCTTGCAATAGTCTGGCGTACTTGAAGGTTATTTCTTTTGAGCTAGGGTATCTAGTGTACGCCGCATGAGCTATTTCGATGGTTTTTTTTAAGTCATCATCTTCGCAGATCTCGCATAGTGCCACTGCTACTGCCGGTATTGTTACGTGTTCTTCATTTTCTAATAGTGCTATGGCGTCATCTTTGTCTCCCGCGTGAGACAAGATTTTTGCTTTTAATATTATTAAGTCTATGTCATCTTTCCATTGCTCTAAGGCTAAGTCTACTTTCTCTAAGGCGTGGTCGTGATAATTCTCCATTGAAAGCATTTGCGAGATTGTTGATAGTACTGGTTTTGAGTTTTTGTTTTCTTTGCCGAAATTTAGAAGTTTGTCTAGTCCAGATACCTCGTTCTCTTTTAGTTCAATAAATGCCATCCAGGCTTGGTTTGTTAATAGCTCGTCTCCAGTGCTATCTTGTATGATAGAGGTCAGTTTTTCACGGGCTTCGTCGTATTTGTCATTAAATAGGTCAATTAGCCAGTTAGACCTTTCTGCGTTGTCTGAATTCTCAATTTCTTCAGATTCGCTTTTGCCATTCCTTATAGAAATAACTGGAAGCTTCATCATTGCTTCGCGTATTTGATTACAGGCAGGCCCGGTTGCAGCTTGTAATCTTCCATCCTCTCGACTTGGGTTGTATGTCCCTGGGTTGATGCCAAGCAAGTCTGTTGGGAGATGTACTTCTGCACCGTCTGGCTTGATAAAGAATACTCGATCCCTCCCAAGTCGGCCCGTAAAAAGACCAAACTCAAATATTACATTGTCTCGAATGGAATTGTATTCGGTCCCTCTCATTTTTGTTATGTCATCAGGACTGAATACGAAAATACCAAAGTCCGATTCTTCTACTGCCCGGGTTAGCGATTCTATTGTTGTTTTCGATAAGTCGAATATTCCCTGATCCCACACGGTAGGCTCTGCCACATGGTTCAAATTTTGTTGAATTGCATATGCAACACTTAAGCCTTCGACAGATGATCCGATAAATACTCTTGGCTTCACTAGGTTTCCTCGCTTCATGTTTTTATCGGTAGGTTCTTGGTTTTTCTGTGTTGATATTTTTTGTGAGTTCTTTGGCCATATTCACGGCTTCACAGAAAATTATTTCCATTTCTTCGAAGTGTTCAAGCGTTGTGCCGTCGCTAAATATGCCGTCTGGCTTAATATCTTGAATTACTGCATCTAGAAGTTGATGGAAGTATATTATCTTCTGAGCGGTGTCTTCTGTGATGGCGCCTATATGCTTGCAGTTGTCTTGGTAGATCCTTGAGTAGTGTTGAGGTACGTCTACATAGAAGCAATATAATGTCCCTTCAGGGCTTTCTCGTAAATGCGTTATGATTTTTTTTAACGTTAAAAGGTAGCCTCTGTGCTCAACTATCTCTACTATGGCGGAAATTTCTGACAGCAGACAGCGTTCAATCTTTTTAGAAAAGGCAGCCTCTTTCCTTAGTTCCATCATCCATGATGGGAAGAATGATGCTATTGCACCCGCTATCGCACCCCCTAATGCTGCATATACGGGAAGCCACTCATTCGGCTCTGAAGATGTTAATCCCTTCATGATTCTGACTGTCTCAGCAATTGACTGGATATCCTCTGGTGTCATAGTAATTCCCTTTACCAAGTTTTCTGCCTGAGACCTTGCGCACATTCCTGGACATCTTGGTCAATGATATTGCCTGGCTTCATGCACTCGCGCACCGAACGCATGGGGCCTCTGTTGGCTTCCATTTCGGCGCGTTCTCTTGCTCTGAGCTGATTGCGGGCGGCTTGGCCCAGTCCGGTGTCGTTGTCGGCAAACGTTTGCAGAAAGCTTTTTTCGATGTAGTCCGTGTAGGCTTTGACCGCTGGCTCCATGGCTTCAGCTGCTTGGGCCAATGCGGTCTTGTCCTCGGCTGAGGCGGTGATGCTGAAAAGCATCAGGGTGATTGCTGCGGTCTTCTTCATCCTTGCTTCTCCTACTCATCCTTAACCCTGTGGAACCGGGAAAACCAGCGCCTACCTGCTTCTTCTGTGATCGCTATCCCGCGTTGTGACTGGGTAACTTTGAGGCGGCTTCGTCGTATTCAGGGCTTGTTTGACCGATCTCGGGCGCAACCTGTCCGGTCGTCAGCCAAAGGGCATACCCCGGAAATACCTTAACCAACACGTCAATTTCTTCAGTGGTTACTCGCACCGCTCCTTTGCTCACGCTCTTCCAGCGGTCATGGTCGCCACCGCCTTGCTCGCTCGCTTTTTTGGGCCCCAGCTTCTTGATCAAAAGCCGTGCTCTATCACCGGTGTTCTGCATATAGAAATAAAAAATCAAAAATATTGAGGGATATAATTGCCCTTATCCGATTCGGGGGATATAGTTGCTCCGTACCGGGGTTTTTATTGCCCTGAGATTTTCTTCTCATTGCCAAACATAGTGGAACAAAGCGTATGGATATGGAAGGCGTAGGACCGGAAAACCTCATTGGCGCACCGCCAATCATGCCATGGCCCAAGTTTGCCGATTGGATCGGCATGGGTGATGAACCCCGCGTGGTTGAGTCTTGGATTCAACGGGGCTACCTCCCGACCAAGAAAATCGGCAAGCGCCAGATGGTCAACGTTGCTTTGCTGGTCCGCCAGTTGCTGGAAGAGGAATAGGCCATGAACAGCCTGCAGCGTTACAAGCCCAAGCATGAACCCGGTTGCGATTGCTCCGTTTGCTGGACCCACCAGTTCTGCAACGAAATGCACGCCCGTAACGATGCACGGCAAAAGCGCTGCCATGAAATTCTGAACAACCCGTTTCAGGCTCACCGTGAAAAGTTTTGGACCGTTGAGCGCAAGGAAAGAGGCACCCCGTTTGTTCCCGGTGAACGCTCCAAGCTGCCTAAAGGTGATTAACCATGTGCAACCAGACCGCCAAGCTGACTGATAGCTATGTTCTGTGCCAAGAGTGCGGCCACGTCGAGGAATACTCCGACGCCCGCGCTAATCGGCAAGAGCGCTGCTCCCGCTGCGGGTCTGGCTTCTTCTGTGGTTGTCACTGCTGCGACGGTCTGGCCCGTATGAACCTGCAGCTACGTATTCACGAACAGCACGACAAGGACTCCTGATCATGGCCGTTCATATGACTACCGGAAAGCTTGGGCAGGGCATGACGCTGTCAGTGGTCCCTCAATATCTGCTGATGCTGGTGGCGCACTGGACCATTCCCTTCACCCTCGGGTTTGTTGCCGCCTCCGTCGTTGCGACTGGGGGCATCCTGTCGAGCGTCCAGATGATCGACCAATCGTTAGACGCAGCCCTTCAACGCGTCGTCGCTACCTGCTCAACCGCAGCCCCTGAGGCAGCGGAAATTAGCGGAGCAACGCGGAGTCTGTTTCCGCTGGCTCGGGGGCCAACAAGCCCATCGGGCGCGTTAGTCCTGGCATTACCCAGTGAGACCCGGCCCTAGGCCAACAACCTAAAACCCCAGCAGTACCGAGAACCCCCTCGGGCGAAACCAGAATTTTGCCTGTGCGGATTCGCTCGGCCTGCAGAAAGGCAAAACCGCGCAATCAGGCGCTTAACAAGTGAGGTACTACCCATGGCACGTTCAACAATGGAAGTCGCGTTTCTGAGCACCCAAAAACTTGAGTTCACCTCGAACGGCAATCACGTCAAACAGGTGAAGGTCTTCTATGGCGATGAACCGGACGGCGAGACCGAAAACGGCCTGTCCATCGTCAGCATGGATGTTCCGCTTGAAGTGGCTGATGAAGTTTTTGCAGCCGGTGCCAACATCGCCCCGCTCGAACAGGTCCGCATTAGCTTTGAAATTGCCCGCGCTGGCAAACAGAAAGGCAACAACCTGTGCCTGCACATCGAGCCAGTCAAGCCCAAGGCCGACAAGCCCGCGACTCCGGCCCAGTCCCCCAACACCCAGGCCAAAGCCTGAGACCCGTTAGGTAAGGGGGGCTGGTCATGCCGATGTTTGAAAGGCTGTTGTGGTTTGTTCTGGTGGTGCTGCCGGTGGCCCTTGTGCTGCTCGCCGCTAGCCAGTTCAGCCCCGCGCTAGTGTGCTCCATCGACGCCCCGTCCCCGATCCTCAAATGTCTTTGTGAGATTGAGTAGGCCATGGGACCGCAAGTTTACGTTCAGGTGTGTTCCACCTTTGACCAATCCGGCCAGTGCGTACAGGCCGCTTGGCAACTGGCCTACCTCGCTTCGGACTCCACCGAGTTCGAAGCCTTCACCGCATTCGACCCGGAAGCATTTTGGTTCGGGTTTGGATCAACGCTGACCTTCTTTGCCATCGGTTTTGGTGTCGGTCTCGTTGTCGCTGTACTCCGCAAGCTACGCGGATAACTCAACCCTGAAAGAGGTAACACCTATGAAACACATGAACGCTGTTCGTCGCTTCGGCGACAAGTTCGGCACTGCATCCCGCAATGCCGCCATTGCTCTGACTGTTCCGGTCATGGCGTCCCCGGCCTTCGCCGCTCTTCCTGAGGAAGTCGGTAGCGCCATGACTACCGCTAAGAGTGATGTGCAGGAAGGTGGCGGCATGGTCATCGGTGCCGTGGCGCTGCTGGCTGGTCTGGCACTGGTTATCGCCATCTTCAAGAAGGCGTAAACCGTGCTCTGGTCATTGCTGCTGGGCGTCGTGATGGCCTCGACGTTCGTGGCGGGACTCAAGATTGGCCAGTATCAATGACTTCTAGGGGCCTTCGGGCCCCTTTCTTGTTTGGGTGGGTGTGATGATGCGTCTCCTTTTCATGGTTCTTGCTCTATTGTCCGGGTCGGCTTTTGCTGAAGCGTACTATTGGGAGCTTTCTGGTTATTCTGAGCGCTTTGATCTTCCTGCAGACGCCTGTTCTTTTTATGAAAGTCTTAACCCACCATACACCGTTCAAGCTCCAGGCTCTGGCTTTGATACTGCAACTATTTACAACTGTGCTTTCGGTGTTAATGGGCAGGTGCTTTCTTCGCCCCTGGTCAAACGTGTATACCGTCGTGGTGATACCTGTCCGGAAGGGCTTGTCTACAACGAGGTCACCGGTGGCTGTGAGGCTGATTGTTCTACTCGGGTCGGTACCGAGATCTTAACTCGCGGTCCTGATAGTCCAGTCATTAACGATGATGGTTATTTCCTTGTTGCAGACACCGTTCCCGAGTCTGTTTGTTTCCAAAGCTGTCTTTATGGCTTCGCTAATCGCTCTGGTGGCGGTTGTTATTTTGTGTCCGGTTCTACTGATACAGGTTTTTGTAATTACTACATGGTTGGTACTGATCAAACTTGCGCGCCTGACAATCATACGCCTGGCGGTTCCGGTGACACGTTGAACCCTCCTACTGATCCGGGTGACGGTGGCGACGGCGGTGATGACGGCGGTGATGACGGCGGTGATGATGGTGGTGATGGTGATGGTGGGGACGGTGGCGATGGCAGTGGCGACGGCGACGGCGACGGCAACGGCAACGGCGATGGTGATGGTGATGGCGACGGCGACGGTAGTGGTGATGGTGACGGTTCTGGCTCTGGCGGTTCTGGAGACGGCGATGACGATGGCGACTGCTCCGGGGAGGACTGCGGGGAGAGTGGCAGTGGTCTGACTGCTCCTGAGCAAGGCACCTTTGACGATGCAATAGCGGACTATGAACAGAAGAGTGCCGAGGTTCTTCAGGAAATTAAGAATATTTCCGCTCAGTTTGGCTCGTTGGTCGAAAACAAGCTTGGTGCTCAGCTGTCAACTGGGGGCGCTGGCCTTCCCTGTTTCAGTGCTTCGATATTGGGCAAGGATATTGGTTTTTGTTTTTCTACATACTCCGACCAATTGTCTGTTCTCGGAAACTTGATACTTTTCGTCGCCGCTGTGATTGCTTTGTTCATTATTTTTAGAGAGGACAAATAATGGATATCCCGTTTATTTCTGACATTCTTGAGTTTTTTCAAGCGGTTTGGGATTGGGTCTACTCTGGCATATACGAATTTGTTAAAGAAGCATTTGTTCTTGCCACCAAGGCCGCTATCTATGCTTATTATCAGGCGCTCTTATTTGGTCTTGAAGTCGCCTATCAAACGTTTCAGGAACTTATTTCTGAAATAGGTATTAGTGACAAGGTTCAGCAGTACTACAACAGTCTTGATGCTGACCTTAGGGCCGCTCTGGCTTTCTTTCGCGTGCCTGACGCATTGATGATCATCTTCTCCGCCATCGGCACCCGCTGGACCCTGAAGTTCGTACCCTTGGTGGGCCGCTGATATGGCGATCAAAATCCATCACGGCCCCAACGGCTCCTATAAAACCTCTGGCGCAATTCAGGACGACTTGATACCAGCGCTCAAGGCTGGCCGGCACATCATCACTAACATTCGCGGCATGACTCGCGAGCGTGTGTTTCAGGTGTTCCCTGATCTGCCGTCGAGCGTCGAGATTGAAAACCTCGATCTGGAAGACCTCGACGACTTGGAGAAAATGCGCACCTTCCCGCAATGGGCACCGCGGGGCGCGTTCATCATTTTCGATGAAACGCAGCTGATCTTCCTCAAGTCGTGGCGCGAAACCGATCTGCGCAAGTTCGATTTCCCGGGTGGCCCACAAGCCGCCAAAGAAGCGGACCGGCCTATCAACTGGCTCGACGGCTGGACCCGTCACCGGCATTGGAACTGGGACATCATCCTGACCACCCCCAACATCGGCTACATCCGCGAAGACATTCGCCTGACCGCCGAGAAAGCCTATCTGCACTCGAATCTGGCCGTCATCGGTATCAAGGGCCGCTACAAGGAATCGCAGCATTCGGCCACTGAGAACAAGCCCGCCATGAAAGGCTCGATGGTCTCCATCAAGAAGATCAACAAGAGGACTTTTCAGCTCTATGACTCAACAGCAACCGGCACCGTCTCCGACACCATCGCGGGCAAGAGCATTTTTGCAGACCCTAAAGTTCTTCTACTTCTGGGAATTCCGGCCCTTGTGTTTGGGAATTTTCTACTTGGTGATGGATTTAGCTTCAACCAGCGCAATGCTGATCCTGCGCCTGATCCGCAGCCTGTGGCGAGTGCTGTGGCCGATCCTCCGAACCCTCGTTCTATACCTGTTAATCCGCCTGGCCGTGCTGGTGTTGTTCCTGTATCTGAGCAGCAATTTAATCAGCTGGCTGCTGTAGGTCACCCGTTTGAAGGGCACTTGATCCAGATTCGGGCCTCGGTCATCGGTCAGTCTAATCCTGTTCGGCTTTATCTCTTTGATGTTGTGTCGCCTGATGGCCAGCGTTTCCAGCTCAGCAGTAAGCAGATGAACCGAAGTGGCTATTCGATGAGTCATACCGCTGATTGCTCTGTCCGGCTCAGCTTCCGAGATATTTCCTTCTACGCCGTATGCGCCGGGGCTGCGGAGCGCGCCGCCGAGCGGCTCGTCTCGGAGCGTAGCGGCGCGCCCAGCAGCGAACCCGCGCGCCCCTATGTCCGCGTCATCGAGAACAGCGCGCCCCGCTGACGTCCCTGTAACACGTCAGATAAACAGAACTAACAAACCTCAATAACACGCATTGGAGCACAGTTAATGGCCCGTCTGATTGATCAAAATCGACTGAATAAGCAGACCGCTGAGGATGATGTAAAAGGGCGTCTGTTTGTTGATCCGTCCACTTGCAAACTGACTGACCTGTCTGGTGTTCGGTTGCTTCGTTGTGGAGTGGACACCGTCCGTCAGCTCTACCGGGGCATGATCCGGCTAGGCGTTCTGGCCTTGTTTGAGAAAACCGGCACCATCGTTGAGTTTGCTGGCCAGCGTTGGCACACCGGACGGGTAGGGCGTGATTCTGGCTATCAGTTCAAGCTGCAGAATGCTGACCTCGGGTTCGTTCTGCTGATCAAAAACTTCAACGCCAAGGCCGACAGCATCGGCCCACACCTGAAAATCGAAGTGTCGCCCCATACTATCGACACGCTCTCGCCTGATCGTCTGCAGGCTCGCATGGACTATTACGCTTCCGAGATTCTGGAGCACGTCGAGGTAAACCAGTGTGCGGTGCATCTGGCTCTGGACCTGCAGGGCTGGCAACCGCCTGCCGATCTAGTCGCCCGCATGCACTGTCGCGCACGCAATCATCGTGATGTGTCCGGCATCAACTCCATTGAGTGGGCCATGAAGTCGAGCGTCTACGGTCGCGGGGAAACGTCGATGTTCGGCTCGGCCAGCGGCGTCCAGCTCTGTATCTACAACAAGACCGAGCAGGCCAAGGCCACCGACAAGCTGGACTACTGGCAAAGCGTCTGGCGTCGCAATGACGACCCGTTTGATGCTGAGTGCCTGGACAACTACAACCCCGATCAAGACGTGTGGCGTATTGAGCTGCGCTATCACCATTCCGTGATTCAGCAGTTCGCCAGCGGCTCTACTCAGCTCAGCACCGGCCAAACCATCGACACGCGCACCTTTGAGGCCTTCTGCCCGCATCTAGACGGCCTGTGGCGCTATGGCCTGCAGCAGTTCAAGCTGCTGACCCGTCCGGGCTGCTATGACGCTTTTTGGACTCTTATCCGTGATGATGTTCGGGTAGAGCTGCCGGTTGAGTCTCTGATGGACGACACCGAGTACAAACGCTATTACAAGACGGCTGCCGGCTTCTCTGGCAAGAACGTGGAACTGTTCGTGGGAAACTTCGTTAGCCTGCTGGCACGGGAGCGAGTAGGCGCCACTAAAGCGTTTGACCGCCTGAGGGAGTGGGAATGCTGGCCTGTGATTCGGGACCACTACGCGGCAAAGGATATGGGCGAGCGTGCTATCTATCGTCATATCCGCGATCTGCTGGAAGAGCGCCACGTTAGATGGGGCAGGGCGGTCTGATGGCGATCACCAAGCAACCTGATGGCCGTTGGAAAGCGGACGTTGAACCCGTCAAAGGGAAACGGTTTCGCAAGATATTCAAGACTAAGGCTGAGGCATTGCGTTTTGAAGCTGCTTGCCGAGCTAAGCTGACCCATCAACCAGACTGGTCACCCAAGCCCGCTGATCGTCGTCGACTGGCTGAGTTGATCGACACTTGGTATGACCTGCATGGGCACGGCCTGCGCGATGGTGTGCGGCGTCGAAGCAAACTCAAGCTATTGTGTCAGCGCCTGCGCAATCCAGTAGCACGCCTACTGACGCCTGAAGACTACTCAAGCGAGCGGCGCAAGCGAATGGAACAGGGCACCTCGGCCAAGACGCTCAACAATGAGCTTGGTTACCTGCGAGCGGTGTTCAATGAGTTACGGGGCTTGGGTGTCATCGAGTATGAAAATCCGTTGTCACTGGTTAAGCCGCTGCGCCTGCAGGAACGCGAATTGGCCTGGCTGACTGATGACCAGATAGCCGAGCTGATGGACTCCATTCGGGAAGGCTGCGATAACCCGCACGTTGAGCCGATAGTGAGGATTTGTCTGTCTACTGGGGCGCGTTGGTCTGAGGCCGAAAGGTCCGGCCCTACTTCGGTTAGAAATGGCGTGATTACCTTCAGCGGCACCAAAAGCGGGAAGGTCAGGGCTGTCCCGATCTCTGCTGATTTGCAAGCACTGCTGCTTAAGCACTGGCGTCAGCATGGCCCGTTTACCTCGGCCATTACCTCATTTCGACGAGCACTGGCTAGAACCACGATCAAACTACCAAAAGGGCAGGCCGCACACGTGTTGCGGCATACCTTCGCCAGTCACTTCATGCAGAACGGCGGGAATATCCTGACCCTGCAAAAAATCCTAGGGCATTCGACTGTCGTCGTTACGATGCGGTATGCGCACCTTGCTCCTGGACATTTTACTGAAGCTGTTGCGTTGGCCCCTCGCATGCCTTCGGCTGCTCTATAAATGAACGCTGCCGCTATGCTACGGTCCAAAATACGGTACCAAAACACGCTTTCTTGCCCGTTACCGGCCTATATGTTGCGTTTATGGTACCTTTTCTACATAATCGCTGGTCCATTCGGCTGGGTTTTCTTCGAATCCTTCTGCCGATCAGCCAGCGCATAGCTGGTTTTTTGCCCTTTGCTCTATGGCTAACACTGATGGTCTATAGTCAGCATATGGGAAGAGTTCGGCGGTGCCGAATTTCATACAGGCTGGTAGCCTGAGGAGGAAAGATGTCTAAGATTGTCTCGCTTACCAAATTTCGAGCTCAGTCTGATGAAAAAACTGCTTTCCTTGGTCTTCTTCGTCAAGATATCGAGCAGAACCCAGAGCAAATTGCTCCCATTCCTGTAGGTCTGCTCGACCGCATGGCTCGTATTCGTGAACAGGCAGAGAAGAAGCGCCAAGAGACAGAGCTTCTAGAGGGCTGAGGGCCGAGAGTGCACACAGGGAATGTTGCGGTCGTCAATGGCTGGGGGCTGTTCGGTCATCCTCTCTTTGTAGGTCGTTTGGAAGATATCGTCTCAGAGGTTGAGGCGATTATGCAGAAAAGTCCTGACGACTATCTCGATCATCCGGTTTACAAGCTTTTTGAGAAGGTTGATAAGGCCATTCGTGAGCGTGTTCCTGCGGATCCCGCGCACGCCCAGTTTCTGCTAGGGAACACCCTGGGCAAACAGAATCGTGATTGGCGTCGAGTCAAAAGCGCTTTGCCTAACCGTTACCGCCTTTTCTTTCGCTTTAGCAGCCAAGCTCCCAAGAGCATCATTTACGTTTGGCTCAATGATGAGCTAACCCTTCGTCAAGCCGGTGCCCGTACTGATGTGTACGCCGTATTCGAGCGTATGCTGCGTTCGGGTAAGGTTCCGTCCAGCTATGAGGCATTGTTGAAGACTGCAGGTGCCCTGCCGAGCTAAGGTTTTGGCCCTTATACTCCGCCAGCCTAAGCAGTTTCGACACTTTTTCGACACTCTAATAGAAAAGCCCCCGAAAACTTCAACGTTTTCAGGGGCTTGTTTGGTGGGCCGGGGTAATCTGAACAGGTGTTGTAAGCTTTTGATAAATATGGATAAAGCTGGGTTCAAATTTTGGTTGGAATGCTTTTTGGAATCCTTTGGGTTTCTGGTGATGGTGTGCTGCGCAGCACGTATTCTCAGCCAGCCAGCTCTCCGATCTCTTCTTTGGCTGGCCGGTGTTCCCATACAGGTGTAAGCATAACCTGCGGAACCCCGGCATACCTCTCAAATTTGCTGTGCATGCTTCGTATTGGGCTTTGCGGCTAGCCAAGCGAGAGCTCCATACCAAACTCTGTATTAGTGGCCAGGTGGCGCGAGCAGAGGTCGATAGGTGTCAGTGCTTTGCGTACACACATGACCTTGCCTTACGGGCACAAGATCAGCCGAGCGTCTGCTATGGATTAACGCTCGCTTCTTGATCTCGGTTTCGCTTCCTGTGCTTTTTTATGTGTCGTTCCTCTCTAGGTCGCTAGTTAGGGGCATCGATTGTGAGGGTTCTGTATATGCTGTAAGCGAAGGGAGTGCTCTCATTAGCCTTACGGTCTCACATTTCTTTCTGCATTCCTTCAAGCTTCTCATATAAGAGCTTTGTGCCGCTTGGAACTGGACTTCGGTCAATGAGAATTCTTCTTTGTTAATTTCTTTGAGCTGAGATAGCTCCCATAGGCAATTTTCAAGTTGTTCATAAACTTCCCTTACGGCTCTCCTGACTGAGATCAAGGCAGCTTCTTTTTCGTCTTTGGCTTCCTTGATATCTTTTTTTATTTTCCTGCGCTCTTTTTCGAATGCGCTATTTTCTTTTATTGCGGTATCGGCAAGGTGTTTAAGTAGTTCTGTCTTGTTAAGTTTTAATGTTTTTTTGAGTTTTTTTATTTTTGCATCTGTTTGGATGGTAACCATAAAAGTCTGCTCGCTCATGCCATTCTGGTTTCTGCGAGACTTTCTTTTTCTAAGTGCGGCTAGAAAGTTCTTGATGACCTTTTTTTTGTCAAGACCTTTCGCGGCAGGCCACCTGGCTGCAAGTTTTGATATTGGCTCTTGAGTGTCAAAGCTGTGCTGACTTACAAATAAATTATGCCTGGATAAATACTGTATTGCCCAGTCTTGATCTTCAGAAGAACTTTCAAAGACCGTTCTTCTCAGTTTTGCCAACTGGCTTTCTAAGCTCTGCTCCTGTGGTTTTCTAGGCATTGGCTTCTCCGGATTACGATCTTTCACGATGCGATGATGTTGGGATTTCGTGATTGCGTCTAGTCACAAAATATTAAAAATCTTTGTGACTTGTCACGCATGTAAAAATGCGTCTAGTCACATTGTATTTTTTTATTTGTGACTTGTCACAAATAAAAAATAATAGGGTCTTTTATCGGAATAAAGGGGGAGGAATGATATTTTAGAGAGCGCAAAAACGTGGCTTCAACGCGCAAAGGTTTTTATGGAAATTTTTCTTGGCGAATCAAAAATCCCAGGTTGTTCCGATCTTGAGCTGAATGTGCTGAACGCACCGATCTCTGGCATTAGGCCGTCACACAAGTTTTTCCTTCTGCGGCTGCTCCCTCTAATCGATAGAGGTGGAGCTTACGGGGAGACTACTAAGCAGCTTGCGAACGATGTCGGCGTGTCAATCAGCACAGCTGTTTCGGCCGGAAGGTTCCTGGAAGAAAAGGGATATATCAATCGTGCAAAAGAGCGTACCAGCGGACGCCCACGGTTTTTATACCAGCATGGTCCGGCGCTAGGCTGCTTCCCGGTATGGGCTGTTCGTACCACTCAATGGCAGCGAAGGTTAATTTTTTTCCTGCTCGATTCTAGCGATCTGGATTTGGAACCTTGCCCCACTATCAATGACAGGCTGATTCTTGCATTGCTGATATGTGCTGCAGACGATCTGGGTGTGGTTAGTACGCTAACGGTCAGTCAGATTTCGAAGTGCACTGGTCTGAAGCCCGCCTCTGTTAAAGCTAGAATGACAGCTCTTTTGCAGTTAGGCTTCATTCGTCGGAGTATTCCAGGGTTTGAGGGGTCGGCTCTTTTTGGGAGGGTACCCAGCATCCACTTTTTAAATCTGAATCATCCTTTGTATGGCATAAAAGGTGTTAAAAGCACTCAAGTGGCTAACTATGGATTCTGGAGCAGCTATCGTGTGGTAGGGGCTTTGAAGTTGCATGGCTACCGACCTATCAACAAGGATTTGGCCGCCGAACTGGTAGCCATCGCTAGAAAAAAAAGACAATTGGTAGGCGCCTCCGGTCCTAGCGTCAAACTCATCAGGCAATACGAAAAGCTGGGTGGGCAGGTAGGAATGGAGGCGCTGGAGTTTTTCTCTGATGTGGTTCATTACTTTAACGAGCCAAAGAAAGTATTTGTCGAGGGGATTCTGCAGACGCGAATCGAAGGATATGCTTCGTTCATCCTGTCAGAGTGCTGGGGAGAGTTACTGGCTGGCAATCCGTTCTGCTCTGTCGATTTAGCGGAAACTATCAAGGCTGACCTTCGACCATCGGCGCACCCTGCCATCAAAAGCGCGCTGCGGGTATCTCCGCGCGAATCGACTGCCCTACTGCAGTTTTTGCTTGAGGTAAGCTGGGCATTGGCGAGACGGTATCAAACGATGCTGCGAAGCACGTGCCCCCAATTGCCCTGGAAAGAATACCGATTTCTGATCCTCCCCAGTGAAGCTGCAATGGCTAACCCCGCTACGCGTAGTGTGCGCAAGCCTCAGTCGAGTAATGCAGACGCGAAGCCGGAATCACCTTGCCCGAAGCGCGTCAGCCTGTTAGCTGGAAAGTCTGTGCGGATGAAGCAGCCACGCTTTGGCGCGTCAGTCATGTGCTTCCCCTTGCATGAATCCACGGTTCAGCACTGTTTTATACAAGACCATTTGGTAGGTAGTTCCATGTCCAATGCAGGCAGTGAGTGGAACTTGCCTTTGGAAACGCTTTTCAGGAATGGCCTGCTTTCCGTTAACCATGCTGCAGGTATGCCGGCCCGCCTAGAAAAGGAAACCTTTGCGCAGCTCGTAAAGGTAAAACCAAGCCGGAAGTAAAAGTACTGGATCCCCTTATGTGATGAGCAGCTAGAAGGAGCACTCATCATGAAGATAATTCGGTTGAAGGACGTGATGGAAAGCACTGGCCTTGCAAGGGCGACAATCTACAAATTCATAGCCTTGGGCACCTTTCCCGAGTCGGTTTCACTAGGCGACCGGTGTGTCGGATGGGTTGAAAGCGAGGTACAAGACTGGATCTTGGAACGGGTGGCTCAACGCGATGCCAAGGTTGCAGAGAAGCGGCCCTGACCCAGGATTTGGGTCCTGGTTTTTCACACAGCAGGATCAGGGCAAATGATATTTTGGCAGAGTGAATTTCAAGGCCATTTTGAGGCAGTACGCTGAAGCGCTTAGAGGCCTGGCAGCGTTCTCGTCGATGTTTGCATTACCGGTAAATATAGTATTCCTAGACTCCCGATAGGAGAAGCAAGGGTAGCTGAGCACAAAGGTATGACCATACAGGCATACCCTCACCAACCAACGTGGAGGAGGCGCCAGAAAGGTTACCTATCAGACAGAGGTTAGCCAGAAGAAATTACCCCTCAGCACATACGTATGCACAACTGCATCAAGGAGCAGAAAGCATGCGTAATCCATGTAATACCAACCAGACCCTCTTCTTCGATCCCACCTACAATGGCTTCCCCGTACAAACGAAAAGAGGGCCATTGATTCGACCCTATCTGCGGCGCCTTCACCGGGTATTTGCACGCGCGTTGGATCAGTACTCAAGCCTTTACGTGGTCAGGCTGGATTTGCGCTTTAGCAAACGTGAGGAGCTTCCTGATCATGCGCTCACGAATGAGCCTATTGCTCGCTTCTTGGACTCGCTGAAGGCTAGGCTGGATTGGCGGGATGAATCCATCCGTAAGAGGCATGGTCGGGTTAACTGCCACGGGATGCGTTACGCTTGGGCACGAGAGATCGGACCCTATAGTCAGCGCCCCCATTACCACCTGGTCCTCATCTTGAACAGATCGGCCTTCAAATCCTTAGGCAACTATTCAGACCCTGGTGCTCCTGGACTGTACCGGACTTGCTTGGAAGCATGGGCTTCGGCCATTCACCAACCCTATGATCTGGCCGAAGGGTTAGTGAGCGTCGCCAGCGACGGCCAGTGGCATCTAAACCGGATAGATCAGGGGCCCTACCGAGAGGCATTTTTTGCGGCAAGCTACTTGTGCAAAGCTCGCTCAAAGGTTTTTGAGCTTGGGGTTCATGGGTTTAGTTGCAGTCGCTCATGATCGCCTTCTTTTTGCATTACTGAAGCGAGGGGGCTGCTTGGTCTCTAATTGATCGAGCGGCGCCCGTCAGTGCTAATATTCGGCATCTCCTTCGCTTGGTCTTGCGCAAGGCAATACAAAAGGACTTCCGATGTCGGCTTTATCCTCCCTGCTTGATTCATTCCGCGCTGCTTCAGTCACTGAACGTGAGAAAGGCACGTACTTCGAAGAGCTGGTGTGCGTTTACTTGCGCAACGAAGCCACCTATCGAGACCTTTACGAAAAGGTCTGGACCTATGCGGACTGGGCCAAAGAGCGCGATCTGAGCGGCAAGGATACAGGGATCGATCTGGTCGCACGTACACAGGGTACCGGTGAGTACCACGCCATTCAGTGCAAGCTGTACGCCGGGGACTATCGGGTTCAGAAGAAGGACATCGACAGCTTCTTCACTGCTTCGGGCAAAGCTCCGTTCTCGCACCGCATCATCGTGACCACCACGAACAACTGGAGCGAGCACGCTGAGGATGCATTGCAAGGTCAGCAGCCACCGGTCAGCAAGATTGACCTGCAGGCGCTGGAAGACAGCCAGATCGACTGGGCACGGTATCAACCGAGTCAGCCTGTTGCCCTGAAGGCGCGCAAGCAACTGCGCGGGCATCAGCAAACGGCCCTCAATGCGGTCGCTGCCGGCCTGAAACAGGCCGAGCGGGGCAAGTTGATCATGGCCTGCGGTACTGGCAAAACTTTCACTAGCTTGAAGATCGCAGAGCATCTGGCCGGGAAAGGCAAGCGGGTACTGTTTCTGGTGCCGAGCTTGTCGTTGCTGTCACAGACGCTGACCGAGTGGACCCAGGAAAGCGACACACCGCTGCACAGCTTTGCCGTGTGCTCGGATAGCGACGTAGGTAAGAAGCGCAAGGCAGAGGACGATGCCGTTCAGACCTTCACCCACGAGCTGCGCTACCCGGCAACCACCCATGCTGATCGCTTGGCCGCTGAAATGCTCAAGCGCCATGACGCCGACCACATGAGTGTTGTGTTCTCTACTTACCACTCCATCGATGTCATCAGTCGCGCTCAGCATGATCACGGTTTGGATGCCTTTGACCTGGTGATCTGTGACGAGGCGCACCGCACCACCGGCGCAACCTTCGATGATGATGACGAAAGCGCCTTCGTGCGTGTCCATGATGCCGATTACATCCGCTCAGCCAAGCGTCTCTACATGACGGCAACGCCGCGCATCTACGGTGATAGCGCGAAGATCAAGGCAGAGTCGGGTGAAGTTACCCTGTGCTCGATGGATGACGAAGCGCTTTACGGCAAAGAACTGTTCGTTATCAACTTCTCTGAGGCGGTCCAGCGCGGCCTACTCACAGACTACAAGGTGTTGGTACTCACGGTTGAGCAAAGCGTCATCAGCAGGCGGCTGCAGGAGCTGCTGAAAGATGAAGATAACCAACTGAAGGTGGATGATGCCGCCAAGATCGTTGGATGCTGGAAGGCTTTGGCCAAGCAGGGGCTGCATGAACAGCTGATCGGCGACACTGAGCCGATGAAGCGAGCGGTCGCGTTCTGCCAGGTGATCTCGCCTAACTACAAGGGCAGCAAGCACAAGGTCAGCTCGGTCAACATCGCCAACATGTTCCAGTCGGTGGTCGAGGCTTACCAGGAGTCGGAAGAAATAGAAGAAGTGGCTCGGCTGATCTGCGAAGCCGAGCACGTCGACGGCGGCATGAACGCCAGCGCCAAGGAAGCCAAGCTGAACTGGCTGAAGGAAGAGCCCCCGGCAAACACGTGTCGCATCCTCAGCAACGTGCGTTGCCTGTCAGAAGGCGTCGACGTGCCGGCGTTGGATGCTGTGCTTTTCCTGACCCCACGTAACTCCCAGGTAGATGTGGTTCAGTCCGTTGGCCGCGTGATGCGCAACGCCCCTGGTAAAAAGCGTGGCTATGTCGTGCTTCCGGTTGTTATCCCCTTTGGAGTGGAACCCCACGAGGCCCTGAACGACAACAAGACTTACAAGGTAGTCTGGCAGGTACTGCAGGCCCTGCGCTCGCACGACGATAGCTTTGATGCCATGGTTAACAAGCTGGACCTGATCGGCTCTGACCCGCGCAAGATGGAAGTGATCGCCATCACCGACAAGGCTGAGAAAAAGTCGAAGAGCGCCGGCAAAGCACAAGTGGGCAAAGGCCAGTACGGCATAGGCGAGAAGCGCCCCAAGTTTGAAGCCGAAGGCCAGATGACCCAGCAGGCCGAGCTGACCTACGAGGTGGGTGAGATCGAAAAGGCCATTTACGCCAAGATCGTCGACAAGTGTGGCAACCGCCACCACTGGGAAGATTGGGCCAACGACATTGCCAAGATTGCCCGCACCCATATCGACCGCATCCAGGGCATTCTGGAAAACCCCGATTACGAAAGCGAGCGGGCTACCTTTAACGCCTTCGCTGCCGAACTGCGCGATGACCTGAACGACAGCATTACCGACGCCGAGATCGTCGAGATGCTGGCTCAGCATCTGGTGACCAAGCCGGTGTTTGATGCCCTGTTCGACGAGTACAGCTTTGCCAGCCACAACCCCATGTCGAAAGCCATGCAGGGGGTGCTAGATGCGTTGAATGAGCATCAGCTGGCCAAAGAAGCGGACACTCTGGAAAAGTTCTACCTGAGTGTTCGTCAGCGCGCATCGGGCATCGAGAGTGCAGCGGGCAAACAGAAAATTATCGTCGAGTTGTACGACAAATTCTTTGCTAATGCCTTTCCTCGAATGCGAGACAAGCTGGGCATCGTCTACACCCCTGTCGAGGTGGTTGACTTCATCTTGCACAGTGTCAACCACCTGCTGCAGAAAGAGTTTGGCCAGACCTTGGGGAGCAAGGGGGTTCACATCATCGACCCGTTCACAGGCACCGGCACCTTTATCACCCGGCTGATTCAGTCGGGCCTGATCAAGCCGGAGGAGCTGCCGCACAAGTACCGGCACGAAATCCACGCCAATGAGCTGGTGCTGCTGGCTTACTACATCGCCGCCATCAACATTGAGGCTGCTTATCACGGCGAGGTGTTCGATGAGTACACGCCGTTTGAAGGCATCTGCCTGACTGACACCTTCCAGATGTACGAGAAGGATGATTTGGTCGATGAGCTGCTAGAAGACAATAGCGCCCGCCGTAAGCGCCAGAAAGAGCTGGACATTCGGGTGATCGTAGGCAATCCGCCGTACTCGGTGGGGCAGGGCGATGCCAATGCTAACAATGCCAATGTCCGGTATCCGCATCTAGATGATCGTATACGTGATACCTATGGTGCCCGCTCCGAAGCGACCAATAAAAATTCCCTCTACGATAGCTATATCCGCTCCATTCGCTGGGCCAGCGACCGTATTGGTGATGCAGGAGTCATCGGCTTTGTTACTAACGCGGGCTTTGTTGAAGGCAGCACTGCAGACGGTTTACGCAAGTGCTTGGTTGGAGAGTTCTCTAGCCTTTTCGTATTCCACCTTCGTGGTAATGCACGGACCTCGGGAGAGTCTCGGCGTAAAGAAAAAGACAACGTTTTTGGGGTCGGGAGTCGAGCGCCTGTGGCTATCTCGTTGCTGGTTAAGAACCCCAGCGCGAATGAACATGGTCGGATTTACTTCCAGGATATTGGCGACTACCTCAGCCGAGAAGAAAAGCTGGAGAAGATTGCCGCCTTCGCAAGCATCTCTGGAATCGAGCCGTGGCAATCCATTGTGCCGGATGAGCATGGCGATTGGCTCAAGCAACGAGACGACAGTTTTAGCGACTTTATCCTGTTGGGGGCCAAGACCGGTAAGAACCGAGAGACGCTCTTTGAGAACTATTCAAGAGGGTTGGAAACTGGAAGAGATGCTTGGGTGTTCAACAGTTCAGATACGCTTCTGAAAAGCAATGTGGCCTCGATGGTAGATTTCTACAATAAGGAAGTTGAGCGATTTATCCTATCTACTCCAGAAATGGACTCCAAATCTAGGGCTTTGGCTGTTACGGATTTTATTAACACGGATGCAACTAAAATCAGTTGGACTCGAGGTCTACGCGGCGACTGCGCTAAAGGGAAATACGCGCGTTTCAGTGAGACAGGATTTATTACTTGCTTGTATCGTCCTTTCACAAAGCAGCGCGGTTACTTTGACCGGATGCTTAACGCTTATGTAAATCAGCTGCCTCGGATGTTCCCTGACGCTACCTCCGAGAATTTGGTTATAGGTGTCTCTAGTTCAGGAGAGAAAGTACCATTCAGCGTGCTGATTTCCAATCAGGTGCCTAGCCTCCACTGCATGGATATTGAAGGCTCTCAGTGCTTCCCTCTATACCTTTTTGGCGACGCGGCTCAGGCGTCAGATGATGATCTGTTTGCCGAGCAAGCCGAAGTAGGTCTGCGTCGCCGTGATGCCATCACCGATGCCGGTTTGGCACATTTCCAAGCTGCCTACCCCAGCGAGGAGATCAGCAAGGAAGACCTGTTCTACTACGTCTACGGCATTCTGCACTCACAGGACTACCGCGAGCGCTTTGCCGACAACCTGAGCAAGGAGCTGCCGCGCATTCCGGCGGTGAAGCAATCGGCGGACTTTTGGGCATTCAGCAAAGCGGGACGAGCCCTGGCAGAGCTTCACCTGAACTACGAAACCGTTGAGCCATACCCGCTGACCATTGAGGCCAAGGGCAAGCTGACTGACGCGGATTACCGCGTTGAGAAAATGAAATTCGCCAAGAAAAAAGACCCGGAAACCGGCAAGAGCGTGAGCGACCGCAGCACCGTTATCTACAACGGCAAGATCTCGCTGAAAGACATCCCAGAGGCAGCTTGGGACTACGTGGTCAATGGCAAGGCCGCGCTGGACTGGGTGATGGAGCGCCAGGCAGTGCGCACTGACAAAGCCAGCGGCATCGTCAACGACGCCAACGACTGGGCCATCGAAACCATGGGCAATCCCAAATACCCACTGGAGCTGTTCCAGCGCGTAGTCACGGTGAGCCTCGAAACCCAGAAAATCGTTAACAACCTGCCGCCTTTGGATATTTGAGGCGTATGCGGTCTGGCTAGCGCAGGGAGGCGCCATGAGTAATTCAGCTATTCCGCTCGGAGAGCGTGATGGCCAGATGTTCCGGGCATACGAGGTCGAGAATGGCCTTCGCTGTGGCTGCGTCTGCCCGGCGTGTCGCGGCGTTCTGGTTGCTGCTAATCAGGGCGAAAAGCGCTTTCCTTATTTTCGCCATGCTGAGTTGGAAGCCTGCTCATCGGGCCGGGCCGAGGGAGTTAGACGAGCGGCTGTGCAGGTGCTCGCTTGCCATAAGCAGATACTCCTTCCGCACTTTAACGGCTTGGCTGAGTTAAAAGCGCCGGGTGATAGGCTGCTGACCAAACCGGTTGAATTCGCACCAGCTCATGTCGCTCTGGATGAAGTGCAACGCTTTGTCGATATGGGAGACGAGTTGAGGGCGCATGCGTTGGCCTCCTGCCGAGGGCGTCAGTTGGTGGTGCGTATCAAGGTCTCTGCTCGGCAGCAGCATGAGCGCACACGGCGTATTAAAGAGATGCCGTTATCCAGTATGGAGATCGATCTTCATCAGCTCACAGATGAGCAGATAAACGATCAAGAGTATTTCACTCGGGCGGTGCTGGGCGACGCGGCCAATCGGAGCTGGATTCGTTCGTTGCGTGGTGAGCTGATGGCAGAGCGAGCGCTGTCCGAGCTGCAAGTAGAGCTTCAGCAATTGGAGCGCCAGTGGGCATTGGCTGAGGCACAGCGCATTGAGCGAGAGGCGGCGTTGGAGCAGCAACGTGCGATCGAGCAGGCTCATAGAGCTGAAGCTTTGGCTGCTCACCGCTTGCTGCAACAGCAGTTAAGCCTTCAGCAAACAGCAGCCCAAGCCGACAGCGAGCGCTGGAAAACCCCACAACAGCGTAGAGAGCTGATAGCAGCCACCATGCTCATGGCTGCGCGTGAGTGGTCCGGGCATGGTGTGGAGTGCGGAGTCTGCCATTTAATCAACGCGCCGGGCTCGGTGTTTTGCCTCTACTGCGAGGGTGAGGATCGTCGTATGCGAGAGGTGCAGTATCCCGCTGATTTAGCCAAAACGCTGGATGCGCGTCTGAGGTGCTCGAACCGTCCGGAGCAGTCGGTCAAGGCTGCGCCCAGCTTGTTGGTTGTTCCCGAACTGTTGTCCTAGCTCGGTGGCTTGAAAAAGACGTCTCCAATTTTCTTGGTTCCTTGGTGGTACTAATCGGGTACCCAGGTCTGCTGCTTGCGTGACAACGGGTGACGTACTGCAAGCCCTACGACTCCCTCTTGGGCAACTGCGCTGCTCGTGATGCTTGGTGAGCGGCTAGCGAGCAAGGTGGATATGGCACAAGTAAGCGCCGCGTGTACGGCGATACAAAAAAATAAAAGGTCTTCTCGCGAAGACCTTTAACGCCCTGCAGCGCCCCGCTTAATGAAGGCGCAGCTCTCAACGCGCTCAATTTCTACATGCCAGCGCTGCCTTCATAGTGCTTTCCATCAAGGCATTATTGGGCGGGTACTCCATGCTCATTCGGTCCAGGCCCTCGCGGCCATATTTCTCCTCCAGCTTGCCGAAAATGCACTGGCAATCCGATTTGGGCGCACCGGCATGCATGCACCCAGAAATGAATTGTCCTCGGATCGGGTCGCTATCAGAGCAGCCGACGAGAGCAGCGGTGATCATTCCCATCGTAGCTATGATGCGCATCGTTGCTGAGTTCATCTGAGTACCAGTGCCCCGCCGAGCAAGACGCCGATTACTAGTCCTATGACCTGCGGCCCGATTGTCCAGAACACCCTGATCCAGATCAGGCTGAAGAAGCCGCCTTGCGTAAAGAACCCGCTGGGCCGGGCAAACCGGCGAAGTGCATCACCGAGTAACGCGCCCACAGTGCCAAGCAGGATGCCGACTATCACAGCGAAGACCTTGGCTGCGGTACTGGCTCCCAGGGCTAGCGAGGAGGTATTTGATGTGACGCTAAAGATGGCCAGGGCAGTTGCGGCTATGCCCCAGCCGATAGCTGCAGGGATCCAAGCTGGCGTGTCGATGCCATCCTGGCGGTCAAAGTCGTTCATGTTGTCGTCCATTTGTGTGTTCCTTTTGGTGAAAGCGGGTTACCAGGCTGGGTTGCAGTTATTGGCGGGGGCATCGAGCGGTTGGGTCCCTGACTTGAGCCCTTTGGTCGACAGATTGACAACGTGACCACCGGCGGCGAGTTGTAGGCGATTTGCTTGACGGAAGGCTTCCCAGAACTGGGATTTGAAGATGTCTGCGCAGACTCTGCAGTCGGTATAGAAGGGATTGCTGAAGGTCACGCCATCGACGATGACGTCAAACCCTTGCTCGCTTTCCGAATCGTAGCGCTCGCCCTGAATGGTTGCCTCGGCAGAGATATACCCGTCGCTGGGGCAGGAGATCAGTAGCGCGTTGCTGTTGCCGTCATCAACGGCATGCTCAGAGGTGCCCATAGCCCAGCCGCTGGTCCACTCACCTGTACCGGCGAGGGCGGGAGTGGCAATCAAGCAAGCTAGGGCTAGGGTCAGGGGTGTCCTTGTCATGGTGTTTCCTTAATTGGTTTTACAGCTATCTGGATGGTAATTCATCGTTAAAGGTTGAGTTTCATCGTTTCCGGTCCTTCATGTCAACGAGTCGGTGCCCAAGCATTCGGCTTGGATTGGAGGGCATATGAAAGAAGACGCGAAGGCTGCACTGGCCAGATCCATCGGCCAGGCCATTTCACATCGTCGTTCTCTCGCCGAGCTCACGCAGGAAGAGGTGGCAGAGAAGCTGGGATTGGGTAACGAAGCTGTGTCGCGACTGGAGCGTGGCAAGGCGACGCTGTCCGTTGTGCGGTTGATGGAGCTGGCGGAGCTGTTTGGCTGTGAGGCTGCTGACCTTCTGACCGAAACCAGTGTCCGGATAGACGATCAGGCCAGGCAGCTGCAGCAGTTGCTAACCAAACTGAATAGTGATGACCGAGCGCTTGTCGTGGGCTTGGTGAAGCAGTTAAGCGAACGGCTGGCCAGCTAAGGCCAGCACATCGCTCCTTGCAGCCCGGATGCCGAAACGTGGCATTTATGCCTCATCCATTTCCATGATCCCGCAGCTCAAGCACAACCGATCAAAACTACCGAACCAGTTGCGCTGCATGACACCGGCCAGCTCGCGAGCCTGCTGCTTGCTGGCGCTCTGATTAGCGGCGATGACCGGTATCAGCTCTGCCATGCTGGCGAGACTGGACCAGGGTTGATCAGTGGGCTCCTCCTTGATGGCCGAGTGCTGATAGTGGCGCAAGGTGCAATCCAGCAAGGCTGCTACCAATGCCAGTGGGTATAGATGTTGCCGGTGTATTGATGTGGCTGCACCACAGGCGCAACAGTGGGTAGATGGCATGCTGATCTCTCCGAGAAGTGAAGGTTAAAGAAGCCCGCGTTCGGCGAGGCTGACAGATGTGGTACCGCCGACCACCAGGTGATCGAGCAGGCGCACATCAATGGTTTGCAGGGCTGTTTGCACACGCTGGGTGAGCGCGATATCCGCCTGACTGGGTTCGGGGTTGCCGCTGGGGTGGTTGTGCGCAAGGATCACGGCGGCGGCATTGCTGTTCAGCGCCGCTTTCACGATCTCACGCGGGTACACACTGGCACTGTCGATGGTGCCGTAGAACAACCGCTCAAAGCGCAGCACGCCATGCTGGCTGTCGAGCAGGATGATCCCGAACACTTCACGTTCTTCGGTACTCAGCGTCATACGTAGGTAATCCCTTACCAACGCAGGACTGGTCAGATAGCTACAGCGGGCAAAGCGTGCCTGCAGTATGGCTTCGGCCCAGCTCAGTACCTGGCTTTCAGACACAGGCAGGCCGCCGCTGGCCTGGTAGGCCTCGGTGTGTTGGGTAGTGCACATGGTATTTCTCCTGAAAGACTTGGTCAGGCCGGGGCCTGAGTTGTGGGTGGTCCAGCTGTGCCGTCAGCACGTGCTTGCAGACGTGCCTGTAGGCTGGGTGGGGCTTCGGGTGAGGTATTGCGGGTGTGTTCTGGTTTACCGTCGGGGTAGAACTCCTCCAGTACCTGGCGGCTTTCGTCCTCGGTGTCTTCAAAGGCGCCGTTGGCAAACCCCTGGCGGGCTGCTGCATCCAGTGCCTGCTGATCAAAACCTGCCTCATGGCGGGCCTGATCAAGCGTCTGGGCTTGCTGCAGCGCCTCTTCAAGTGTCATGCCCTGGCGTACGGTCAGGTCGACGTAGTAGATGGGCGTGCCATGGCTCTGGCGGGTGGACTTGCCGCGTAAACGGAGTTCCAGCGGCAAGCAGGCTAGCCGGTCTCCAGACAAGGCCTGAAAATACTGCAGGCGAGCAGAGAGTGTGCGAATGCTGTTGTACCCGGTGGTTCTGAACACAAAGCTGCCGAGCGGATCGTCATCTCCAATGGCAACGTTCAAGCGTCCGTAGGGTTTGCAGTTACCGCCCTGGGCCAACGGGCAGCCATCCGGAGAAGGGCAGGGCAGTGCCTTGATGCCTTCGTTGCAGCGGCGCTTGCAGTGTTCGCCGTCGCCGACACAAAGCGGTCGACCAGAGGTGCGATCAAACAAGGCGTACTGCGCCCGAAAGTTCAGGTCCGGTTCGTTGAACAACAAGCGGACGGGAATGCTGCGCAGCTTGTCTCCGGCCTCATTGCGCAGCGTTTTGTCCAATGGGTGCAGCAACCATTGACCGTCGTGCTGCACCTGCGAGGTCAGGGTGAACTGGTCATCCTTCTCGGGTAAGCGTTTGCCTTTCTTTTCGATGACTTTACCGATAGCGATTCGGCCCAGGACGGGCGGCGTGATAGCGAGACCTTTAAGCATGGTGATACTCCTGTAGACGTAAAAAAGCCCCGAGCAGCGAGAGCTGCCCGAGGCGAGGGGGTGGTGGTGGGAGTTGGAGACGTGTTAACTGATCAGGAAGCGGCGACTGCCTTCCTTCACTTTGCTGTAACGGGCTTTGAGGTCGGGGTTATCGTTTAGCAGGCTGTCGGTATCCAGCACAGTGCTGTCCTTGCTGCGTTTCCAGGTGATCTGGCCGCCGGCAAAGGTGGCACGACTGACGTCGCCCATGGCCTGCTGCAGTAACTGCTTCAGCTCGGCTTCCCGCTGTTGTTGCTTGCTGATGGTCTGCTTGAGGGCCTTGAGCTCAACATACGCCACGCTGAGCGCGGGATTGCCACTCAGATCAAGCGTGCGACCATTGTCCTGAGGGTAGAGACAACGCAGTGCCTGATCTGCCGAATCGCTGCCATCAGCCGGTGGCGGCGTATCATCGACAACGTATTGCCAGAAACGACGCTCCAGTTCGATCAGGTTGGCGATCATCTTTTCATCACGCTCAATGCGATGAATCTCCAGATCCTGACCGCCAATCAGCACAGCTACATCCGCTACCTGCTTACCGGTCACGGCCAACTGATGCATCACCTGCAGTTGCACGTACTCCGGCACGCCATCCTTCCACAGCCTGGCGCCGTTAATGCCGGCGGTTTTGCACTCCAGGATCTGCACCTCGGCTGAGCCGACCACTTCACGGTCGAGGTTGGCCATCATCCAGCGCAGGTCCGGGTCTGAGTGCTGCAGGACGGCATTCACCTTGCGGATCTTGAGGCCAGTGCGCTTGCTGTATTGAGTCGCAACAATGGGTTCGAGAATGGTGCCCCAGAATACAGGCGTGCTGTCGTCGTTGGCGTCGATCTGAGGCATTGCGGCGTCACGCCCGGTTTTCTCAAGCCATAATGCCAGCTGCGACTTGTACGGGTTCAGCCCCACCGCAGCTGCGGCGTCTGAGCTACCGATTCCGCCTTTGCGTACGGTCAGCCATTGCTCGCGATCCAGATTGGTAGTGCTGACCAGGCGCAGAGCAGTGCCCTTACGCGGGGACATGGGTAAGTGTTGTTCCGTTTTCATGTGATGTACTCCAGCGTTGTGTGAACACCCAGACGCAACAAAGCCCGGACAGCAGAACTGGCCGGGCTTTATGTCGTTAAGGGCGGAGATTGAGTGCTTGGTTCAGGCGACCAACTGGATGGCGTGGTCCAGGGCTTTCTGTTTCAGTGCGGCGCCCTGGCCGAACCAGGCAGAATCCAGTCGGTGGTCCGTGCTACGAGCGCGTTTTTCATGATCGACAAACTCAGTTACCGCATTGAGTAGGCCCCAGGCTGTGTCTTGCGCTGAGACCAGTTGCGCGCCACGCCCCTGGCCCTGATACAGGTCTTGAACCTTCTGCAGTGCCCGGTGCTGTGGCAGCTGCTTGCGGTCCTCCTGGTCGGTATCGGTGCTGCAGATCACCTGCAGGAAGTACTGCAGGGCCTCCTTCGGTTTCACCTTGCGTTCAGACAGGGTTTTCATGCGGTACATGAATTCACTCCATTGAGAAACCGAGATGCCGAGCTGCTGCTTGACCCGCTGTGCGTTGAACTCGGTGCTGTGCGGTACCCGAATGGCCTGAGAAGCACCATTCACGGCGATGGCCAAGGTGTTGTTGCAGACCACCCGCACGGTTGTTGGGGTAGCCATCGTCGCCAGGGTCCCGTCACACGACGTGGCTAGCAGTAGGTAGCCGTTCACCTCATCACGCCCCTTGAGCACACTACTTTGGCCGGTACGAGCAAGTGCCCAGAACTTCTTGCCGCCCTTGAGTACACCAGCCGTCTCCAGCTCGTAACCCGCGTACTCGGTGAGGTCGCGATAGAACTCCAGCACCTCATTGGGCTGCACCACCTTGTAGCGGTTGGACACAACCGACAGCGGCGCTTTGGTGTCCGAGCGGTAGAGCACCTTCTGTTCAGGGTAGGAATGAACGCTGCCTAGGTGAGAGCTCGCGCCAGCAACAAAGCGCACTGGCGATTCCTCAATGTGCCAGTCCATTCCTGCTTCGCGCTGCCAGACCTCCAACGGCTGATTCTGGGATAACTGACTACCCAGGCCATGCCAGGGGGTAGCGCCAGCAAACGCCATGTTCTCGATGTGATGTGCCATAAAAATCTCCTGATAAAGGGCATAAGCGCTCGTCCGGAATCAAGCCGGGTAGGGCGGTGGTAAGAGGAAGCGAATGTAGTTAGAAGTGGTTGGAGCAGTCGTTACAGCGGTGGTGGCAGAGCAGTTCTTCATCCAGAACAGTGCCAAGGCGGATGCCGGCAATACAGCCGATAAGCGCGCCGCTAATGGCACCAAGCACGGCACCAGATGCCGTAGCTGCTGGACCGGCAATGCTGAATACCGCAGCGCCAACGCGAGCGCCTTGCACCGCCCCTTTGGCGGAGCCAGCGGCACCACTCAGTGCGCCAGCCACGGTGCCCACAGCGCCACCAATACGCTTGCCGTAGTGACAGCGCTGCACGCTATGGGAATGACAGACAGGACAGGATGGGATCACGAAAAATCACCTCATGCAGAGCCGGTTGAGCCGACCGGCTGGGTATGCTCATGTGGGTGATATAGGTTTCAATTTCTTTTCAATCGAAGCGGTGGCAGGTCGCTTGGCGTAGAGCGGATGTCCTATCGGTCCAAATGAGATAATTTGAAGCTAACGCAGCGATCAAAGAGGCGCAGGGCTCGTATGGGGAAATCATTCAAAAGGATTTACTGACTGGTGAGATCCGTCGATACAGCGACGGTTTTCCCCCCCAGAGTTTCACGAATTGATTCAGACTCCCAAGCACCGTTTGGTACTGATTAGCAGCCCTTGACGATGCACCTGAAGGGCCCTGTATAACCGTTGTTCGTTCTGACGAATTGGAAAGGAAGGTAGACTTGGAATTTAGTGACGAAGCAATACGGCTGCTCCGTGCCGGCGGCCTTCACATGGAGCTCGAAGCAGTTGTGCTCGGTGCTTATACATTCAAAGCGGCCGGTAAGGATGTGGGGAAGGTCACAGTGGTGGGCACCAAGGGTGGGCCAATGGGCCATTCTATCCAGTGCGAGCCCTATGGGATTTTTGAGTTGGACGCGGAGTTCAGCGTATATCGTGAACTGGCCAGTCGGCTGGATGAGCCGAAGCGGGTCAAATTCAAAGCTGATCTGAAACCTATCAACGACCAGGGGGCCTATGCTGTGCATCTGCTTGAGGTTTTGGGGTGAGGGAAACGGTTCGCACAAATGGCGTGCCAGCAGCGTCGGAACTGGTGCAGGGCAGAGCTGACGGGCCGCTGTGGTGAGTTACTGGCCGATACCTAACAGTGATGATGGACTGCTCTCGGCCGATTCTGTTGAAAAAGTCGGCCTACAATAGCGACTGATCTTGATTGCCCAAAACGCAACCAATTTCGGCGCCGCTACGCAAAATCCAGAACTAATACGACGTAAAAGTTGGACAGATTTCAACGTAGAGCGCCCTGTTTCTTGACCGAAAATTTCCACGGGACTTTTTCAACAGAATCGGCCAAAAGCGGACAACCACTCATTGGGTGGGATAACCGCGATACATGCTTAATCGACTAGAAAGATCAATGGCGACTAATGAAGATGTCTCATGAACGGATGGGAGCTCCGAGTATGAATAGAAGACCTCACAGACCTACCCTCTGTTTTGCAACCGATTCTCAGCTCTCAACAGCTCTCTCGCTGCGACTTGCTGCCGTATCAGGGCCTGGATTTGGTTGTAAAGATCAGCCTTTTCATTGTCTCGATCCGCAACGGTGACCACTAATGCGTACGGCTCCTTGTCCAGTACGTCAGGGTGACTCCACTCGCGGTCCTGCCTTATAACCACTACAAACCATTTTTCATCGGGCTTGCGCTGCTGGAAGGTCCACCGAGAGGACTGCACAGTTCCCCGGCTGCGTGCTTGAGCTGAGATGTCACGATTCTGCGTCGCGTCATCGTTTCTCGTCTCGGTCTCGGCCTTCTTCAACTGGTTGAAGTATTTTTGAACGTCATCCAACGAAGTGCCTTTCACCAAGCGATAGCTGATTTGTGTCGCCAGGTAATCAATTCTGGTGGTACGGACTGCTGGTGAATAGGCTAGCGTCACAGACAGCTCCCGTGTACCGCGGGCGCTACGTAGGTAGTCAGCCGGTAGCGGTAGCTCAAAAAACTGGCACGAGTCGTTTTCGATGCTTTCTTCCGACATTAGAACGACGACGTTGTCAGAAGATCGGAATAGGTCACTCTCGCTCACTGCGCCATAACCGGCTACGTCCCGTGCGACCTCACGGTTGTAGGTTTTTTTATCCTTCTTGTAGGCCTTCCTGTATTCCTCAGGGAAGGTGGTAAAGACCTCGTTCGGCAAATAGGCGTGGTTAACCAACATGGCGCGAAGCAGATTGGCAGATGCCGCCGGATACTCGTTCAGCAAACGTCCGGCCAGATGAGTGATGTAGGGCGCCGCAAAACTGGTGCCACTCACCTCTTTGAACAGCGTGTTACCGATCACCTGGTGATTGAGAGTGAGGACACCTAGACCACGCATATCTGGGCGCCATTGCCCATTTGCCTGCCTCATGGGACTTGCGAGATTGCCGCCGGCAGCGACGAGCTCCGGCTTAAAGGCGCCTTTTACCGAGGGGCCATGCCTGGTGAACGGTGATGGCTGGTTTTCAGCGGCCGGTGAGAGCTGCTGAATCTCAGGAAACCGCTGGGCATCGTAGGTGGCATTGTGTCGAGAGATGCTCCCTACCGTCAGCACCATCATAGCGGGCGCCGGATCGATGATGGCGCTCTGCTCTGCTATCAAGTACTCGGGGTACTCGTCTCGCCAACTGTTAATGGGCATTGGCGGATTATCCGAACCGCAGAAGTTTCCCGTCGAAACCACGAACAGAATATTGTGGCGCCTGGAGAGGACATCCAAGATGTAGGCAAGTCCTCGCACATGGGCTCCATCATAGGGAGCATGGCTGTTACCCAACGAGAGATTAAAAATCCTGCAACCAAGGTCAACGAAATACTCGACAGCCTTGGTTAGAGAGGCCTCAAGCGAGTGCTCGTCATAGACCGCATTTCCGGTATGCGGGCATTTCTTCATCACCTTCCCGTTGTAGATCCAGAATTCCGGCCGCCAGTAACTCGAGTTATCACAGGCCTCAACATCGCCGTAGAGAGCGACACCTGCCACTGCGGTGCCATGCCCGACCTCATCGTCGCCCCCCTCTTCATCAATGAAAGAGGCGCTCTCTGCCATGGCTGGCTTCAACAGAGGGTGGTTTCCATTGATACCGCTGTCTAGGATACAGATCCGAGCTGCATCGGTGGGCGGGGAAGGAATGTTCCGGGGGAGCTCATTGATATCGCGATTCAGCTGGCGAATGCTAATTCCAGTAGCAGGAAGGAGGTCTACTAGTCGTACATCGCGATGATCCAGCAGGAGTTGCGCCTGGCCCGAAGTCACCTCAACCCGATACAGCAACAGGCTATCCAGATTGACCTTGTCCAGCCTGCGGATCTTCTGACTCTCTAGCCACCCTTCGAAAGCAGTCGTGAGCCGGATGCGGCTGGGGTGGTTCGCTACGTCAATAGGCCAGAGCTCTACGTCGAGCTTGAAGCTAGGAGTATTGGGAAGGCCTATATTCTTGAGCGCCCAGCTCTTGCGATCCTCTGCCGACCACGCCTCGATGCCCTCGATAGCCTCCAAAATCTGGCGGTAGGTCAAGCTGGAATCCAAGACACCCAACTTTTTCAGGTGGTCGGCGAACATGGACAAGCCAGCCTCCGTTGCAAACACCACACAGAGCTGTTTGCCTTCCTGGCTGATGAATTCCAACCCGTGATGTGACAGGTTAGCGAACGTAAGGGCGCCCTCGTACTTCAGTTTGAGGACATAGGGGGAGATCGCTGAGGAGCCGATTTGCTTTCTGGCTTGGCCTTCAGCTGTAGCGAAGTAGCCGTTGAGCTTCTGGCCATGCCCGCGGAGATCGCCACGGGTCACAAAATGAGGTGGATTCTTGGTGCGGCGCTGGTTGTCCAGTACCTCGCGCGCAATGCTCAGGTGCTTGTAGGTAGCCAATGCTTCGTCCCTGAAAGGCTCATATTTAGGATTTCCGTAGATCTTCTCTTGCAAGGGCGTTTTTAAGCTCCTTGATGGTGAGAAATTCCTGCTCCCGCAGGATCATCCGTTTTGCCGCACGACGTATTACTCGTTCGACGTCTGCTCCGCTCTTACCCCTAAATTCCTTCAATACTTCTTTGTCGTCAATCTCAAATTGACGGCGTATGCCTCGCAGCTTCAGATGCAAAATCTCTTTCAGCTGTTTTTCATCTGGAAGCGGGAACTCGATGGATTCATCGAATCGTCTCCAGATCGCCGAATCGAGAATTTTTTCATGGTTTGTAGCAGCAAGAATCAAGCTATTGCCTGCGTAAGAGTCCATCATCTGAAGCACAGCGTTCACTACTCGACGCAGTTCGCCATGATCACTGCTGCTGTCCCGCTCTTTACCGATAGCGTCAAACTCATCAAACAGAACCACAAACGGATGCTGGGCAATGAAATCGAAAACCTTTCGAAGGTTTGCGGCGGTCTCGCCCAAGAAAGATGAGACCAGAGCATCCAGCCTAACGATCGCTAGTGGTCGGTCAAGCTCGAAGGCCACAACCTCTGCCGCCAAGGTCTTCCCGCAGCCAGGAGGGCCAAAGAATATGACCTTGCCAGCAGGTTTCATCCCATAGCTGCGCAGGACATCGGCACGTCTGTTTTCCTCCAGAATCTCCTCAAGAGCAGCAGAACTGCTTGGAGGCAAAATCACTTCATCAAGTGAGCGCTTGGGTGTTCTGATATCCAGTAGCGGTAAGCCGCGCTCCTTATCTACCGGAACGTCGTAGTGCGTGCGCGGCACATTGGCGACACGTAAGTTTAAGTCGCCACCGTAGAGGATCTGCTCAAGATCGTTAGCGAGAAGGTGGTGCTGTTTTTGTCTTTCTTCTTCGATGACTGCCTTTGACGCAAGGCGAAATGCTTCTGCATCCCCTGATGTGCCTGCTTTAAACAGCTGTCGAAGAACTTTACCGTTCGCCAT